AGTTTTGGTGGACAGTTATCCCTATGGAACGGGTCAAGCATTGTTCCATTGAGTTCTCGAGCGATAGACGGCTTTATCTCGTCTAGGTAGTTGTAATAGATTTGCCCATACCTCAGTGTGTTGTCTTTACGAAGTTCGTATTTCAGCGCAACATTTGCGAGAAACTCTAGATAGTTCATACCGCAACTTTATCTCGTTCGCCTCGAAGTAGGTACGACGGCATTACTGAATAGCCAGCGAAGTGACGCTCTCGCTCGGTCTCTCCGCCCCATATCCCGTAGATTTCTCCGTTGCTCCGTGCCATATCACGGCACTCCGTTGCTACTGGGCAGTCGCTACACACTCGCTTGGCAAGTTTCTCTCGCCTCTCTCGAGCCTCAGGTCGTTCAGCGACCTTCCCGTAGAAGATGTGTGTTTTCCCGTGACAAGGCCGTTTAGTTTCAGTAACCACGCTCATAGCGTAAACCCCTCCAACGGCATAACGATTATTGGCGTTTGGTCGCCGACCCACGCACCCGTGACATTGTAGGAAACGTACTCAACTGCTTCCTCGTACTCCATACCATCACGCTCCATACAGATGGAGATGATTTTGTCGTATGCGTAGACAGCCAACATTGGCTCGTTTATGCGTTGAGAGAAACCGATAAAGGCTTCATCGAACCCGTCCATCAGCAATGTTTGTTCTTCCATTTCCACCAATGCTGACTCTATGTTTGGGCGTGTAGGTGGCGTAGTCGTATTTGTCCAGCCACGCTCGTCGCCGATTTGTTTCCAGTGTTCGTATGTGTTGCCGACGAATATGTCCTGCGGTTTCCCCATTACGCCCTCTCTTGTGTGGTGCTGATGAAGTAGTCCACGATAGCCTCGATTTCACCACATTGGGAACAGATTTCAGTTTCGTTGTCTCGCCGTGAGAGAGCCCCCGGGTAAGCCCCCGGCGTTTCGTTGTTTGGGATAAACCCACCGCAACTTGGGCAGATGTGGTCAATGCTCTTTTTCATTTCACCTCGCAGTAGTAGAAGCGTATGTCTCTGTAGAAGTCGTGTGAGATGTCGGTGATGTCGTACACAGCGTCACACCTCGCACACCAGTAGTGCGCCCGTGTCCACTCTGAAGCGACTGGCTCACACTCTGTCCATTTCCCATTGACGTTCTTACACGGATAGAAACCGTCGTAGTGCGGTGCGTTGCCACACGAACACTCCAACCAGTCCTCATCGTGAAGTACGGCTGTATTTCGTTCCTTCGTTTTCATACCTACGACGATAGCGACAACGCAGGACAGATACAAAGGTAGGGGGAACGGGGCTTTTGCATCTGTCCTGTGCCAGTTGTATTGTGGTCTATGTGGCAGGGAAGCCTGTCGCCTCGGCTCTCAGACAGTTGGAGAAACGAGACATACCAGCAAGCCTCTCTAACGCTAAGGCTCTGTCGGGATGGTGTACTAGTCACCTAGCCCGTCATCCATCCGCCTCTTACGAAGCAGCCGCTACAGGTAGTCTCGCCAACGGGCAAGGCCAGCCCAGTCTGGGAGTTGGGGCGAGAGGTTTCCCTGTTTTTTTAGCTCTCGAGCCCCGGTGTTACCCGAGACGCATTGCGCCGAGTGACTGGTTCGTTTCACCCAATGAGTTCTTGGTGGGGGTTGAGACATCAAGTTGGATGCGCTGAAGGATTACTTCCAGTTCGTCCAGTTTCTTGTTCATCTCGGTTACTTTGTTGAGGATATCCACAATGTGCTGTTCCATTCCCTAGACGATAGCAGTACTATTTACCCGTGCGCTTATTTCTTGACCACGACCTACTGGCTTTAGATTTCCCTTATGACCCGGACCAAGTCGCCGAGATAAAGGCGGTGCCCGGGGCTAAGTGGGACAAGGTGGATAAGTTGTGGAAAGTACCCATTGGTTCTATCAATGAAGCCCGTGGATTTGCTCAAAAGCACAAGTTCCAGATATCAGATGAAGTTCTCCGGTTTACCATCCCCGGTAGAAAGACAAAGCGTGGGGCATATCTCAAAGGTGACTGGATATTCATTCAGATTCCCTACGACAAGGTCGCCATCAATGCCGTAAAGCGAATACCGGGAATCACGTGGGACAAAGGTGAAGTGGCGTGGAGGGCTCCCATAACCTCGGCAGAGGAAACTATTCACTGGGCAGAGTCGTTCACCGTACCCGTAGACGAATCGGTATTTCGCGTGGCAGATGAAACTAAAGCGAAGTTAGAGGAACTCCAAGAAGCCTCGCGCTCTGTTGATGCCGACATAGAAGTTCCGGGATTACAGGGTAACTTGTTGCCGTATCAGAAGGCCGGCGTTGCGTACGCCACCCGTGCGAAGCGAAGTTTCATAGCCGACGAGATGGGTTTAGGTAAGACGCTCCAAGCGATATCGACATTGGAGTACTCATCACAGACAGATGAGGTCTATCCGGCAGTAGTCGTATGCCCACCGACTCTCGCACTCAACTGGAAGGCAGAGTGGAATAGATGGCTACCGGGAAGACGAGTTGCTGTAGTGAGCAACCGGAAAGAGTTTCCGGAAAGTGGAACTTATGATGTCGTTGTCGTGGGCTATTCCAATATCCAGCATTGGGAGAAGCAACTCACTGGCCATAACTCATACGTGTTTGACGAGAGTCATTACGCCAAGACGCCAACCGCCCAACGAACCAAGTCTGCTGTAAAGATGGCAAAGAGCGCACCGAAACACGGCATTGTGCTGTGTCTTACCGGAACACCCGTAACGAACAGGCCAGCAGAGTACGCCAGCCAACTAGACATAATCGGGAAACTCAAAGAGTTTGGTGGTTTGTGGGGTTTCTATCGGCGTTACTGTAATGCGTTCCAAGACAGGTTTGGTCAGTGGAATATCAGTGGACACTCACACTTGGACGAACTCAACGACAGACTTCGTGGTACTTGCTACATACGCCGTACTAAGTCACAAGTACTATCCGAACTACCACCCGTAGTCCACAACCCAGTCCTCGTTGAGGGAACTGAGGCGGGGCTCAAGGAGTATGTGAAGGCGGAGCGAGACATCATCAAGTACATAACGGATAGAGCCCGTGAAATCGCATTGGAACTCGGAGAAAGCCCGTATTCGGCGGCGGTAGTTGCTCGGATAAAGGCAGAAAGCAATGAACACCTAGTCCGACTATCTGTTCTCAGACGGCTCGCAGCGAAAGCGAAAATGCCTCTTGTTGAGGAGTGGGTGAAAGAGCGCATAAATGACGGAAAAAAGGTCGTTATCGCCGCACACCACCGTGATGTCGTGGATGAACTGGCAAGAAAGTTCGGGAACCTACGGATTCAGGGCGATATGAAAGTTGCCGACATTGAGGAACAAAAGCATAAGTTTCAGACGCTACCCGTAGAGGAAGCACCCGTAATCGTTCTCAGTATTCAGGCAGCCAAGACTGGACACACGCTTACCGCAGCGCAAGACATTGTATTCGTGGAGTTACCGTGGACACCCGCAGACCTTGACCAAACTTATTCACGACTTCACCGCATTGGACAGCAGGGAAGCGTTACGGCGACTTATCTACTAATGGAAGGAACCATTGACGAGGAAATCTATTCGCTCATTGAGAGAAAGCGAAAGGTAGTCAATGCGTCGGTGGAAGGCGGAGAGTTCGCACAGTCATCAGCGTCGCAGTTAGTACTAAACCTCATAGACCGACACCGCTAAGACCAGCTCGAGCCCCGCGCGAGCGGTCTTTGCCTCTGTCCTGTGTGCTTACTAGGCTGGCGTTGCCGTAAGGCAAACGAGCCCAAGAAGGGGGTGAGGAAATGAGAAGGGAAATCGTATGGCGTCTGACCGAGGCGCAGAAGCAACTTATTCTGCGTGCGGTTCTCCACTGCCCTTGCGAAATCGGCGAGGGCGCAACCGAGCACGAGGAACACCACGCTCTGCTTCGCAAGAGCGAAGAGGAACTTCGGGAACTCGGCTGGGCGGGTGAAAGCCTGTGGTCGTTCTTGCGCGACGACACCAAGCGTCTCGCAAAACGCTAGGGAGCAGAGATGGGGGCAAACAGCCCCTGTCTCTCGCTCGCGCGAGCGCGCGGGGCTACTTGGTCTTTGGCTCGGGCACTATGCCCATAATCTCATCAGATATGAGTTTGCTGTACTTCTTGCGTAGTCGCCATATCTTCTGATTGAGTTCGCCCATTGCTTCTGTCTCACGGGCTTTGCGTATCGCTTCTCTGTCGTACACGCCAAACTTCTTGAATAGTATGTCGTCAATGTCGTTGTTCTCAAGGATTATGTC